CGCTGTTTGGTTTGGTTGCTGGGCTGGTGGCCCAGTTGGCGCCAGTGTTTGGCCAGATTATTGGTTTGGTTGCCGGTTTGGCTGCCCAGATTGTGCCTTTGATTAGTATGCTGGTGGCCCGGCTGATACCGGTGATCACGCAGATTATTGGTGCGGCGACACAGGTTGCGGCTATGTTGTTGCCGGCGTTGATGCCGGTGTTGCAGGCTGTTGTTGCTGTGATTCGGCAGGTTGTTGGTGTGATCATGCAGCTTGTGCCTGTTTTGATGCCTGTGATTCAACAGATTTTGGGTGCTGTGATGTCTGTTCTGCCGCCTGTTATTGGCCTGATCCGGTCGCTGATACCGGTGATCATGTCGATTATGCGTGTGGTGATGCAGGTTGTTGGTGCCGTGTTGCAGGTGGTGGCCCGCATTATTCCGGTTGTGATGCCGGTTGTGACGGCTGTGATCGGGTTTGTTGCCCGTATTGTTGGCGCTATTGTGTCGGCTGCAGCCCGGATTATTGGGACTGTCGCCCGTGTCATCTCATGGGTTGTGGCCCATTGCGTGTCTGGTTTGGCGCGTATGGGTTCGGTTATTCAGGCTGGCTGGAATCATATTAGAGCGTTTACGTCTGCGTTTATTAACGGTTTCAAGTCGATCATTTCTGGCGGCGTGAACGCGGTTGTCGGGTTTTTTACGCGGCTTGGTTTGTCGGTTGCCTCCCATGTGAGGTCGGGGTTTAACGCGGCCCGTGGTGCTGTTTCTTCCGCCATGGGTGCTATCCGGAGTGTTGTGTCTTCGGTGGCGTCTGCTGTTGGCGGGTTTTTTGGTTCGATGGCGTCTAGGGTTCGTAGTGGTGCTGTGCGCGGGTTTAATGGGGCCCGGAGTGTGGCTTCTAGTGCTATGCATGCTATGGGCTCGGCGGTGTCTAACGGTGTGCATGGTGTGCTAGGGTTTTTCCGGAATCTGCCCGGCAATATTCGGCGTGCTCTCGGTAATATGGGGTCCCTGTTGGTGTCTGCTGGCCGTGACGTGGTGTCTGGTTTGGGTAATGGTATCCGGAATGCTATGAGTGGCCTGCTGGATACGGTGCGTAATATGGGTTCCCAGGTTGCGAACGCTGCTAAGTCGGTGTTGGGTATTCATTCCCCGTCTAGGGTGTTTCGTGACCAGGTTGGCCGGCAGGTTGTTGCCGGTTTGGCTGAGGGGATCACCGGGAATGCTGGTTTGGCGTTGGATGCTATGTCTGGTGTGGCTGGACGGCTGCCGGATGCTGTGGATGCCCGGTTTGGTGTGCGATCGTCTGTGGGCTCGTTTACCCCGTATGGCAGGTATCAGCGTGCGAATGATAAGAGTGTTGTGGTGAATGTGAATGGGCCTACTTATGGTGATCCTAACGAGTTTGCGAAGCGGATTGAGCGGCAGCAGCGTGACGCTTTGAACGCGTTGGCTTACGTGTGATTGGGGGTGTTGTGCATGTTTATTCCTGACCCGTCTGATCGTTCTGGTTTGACTGTTACCTGGTCTATGTTGCCGTTGATTGGTAATGATCCGGAACGTGTGCTTCATTTGACGGATTATACGGGTGCGTCTCCTGTCATGTTGTTGAATGATTCGTTGCGCGGTTTGGGTGTTCCTGAGGTTGAGCATTTTTCTCAAACGCATGTTGGGGTGCACGGCTCGGAGTGGCGCGGGTTTAATGTGAAGCCTCGCGAGGTGACGCTGCCGGTTTTGGTGTCGGGTGTTGACGAGGATCCGGTGGGCGGGTTTCGTGACGGTTTTTTGAAGGCGTATGATGCGTTGTGGTCTGCGTTTCCCCCGGGCGAGGTGGGGGAGTTGTCGGTGAAGACCCCGTCTGGTCGTGAGCGTGTGCTAAAATGCCGGTTTGATTCGGTGGATGACACGTTTACGGTGGATCCGGTGAACAGGGGCTATGCGCGCTATCTGTTGCATTTGACAGCCTATGACCCGTTTTGGTATGGGGATGAGCAAAAGTTTCGTTTCAGTAACGCGAAGTTGCAGGATTGGTTGGGTGGCGGCCCTGTCGGCAAGGATGGCACGGCGTTTCCGGTGGTGTTAACACCGGGTGTGGGCTCGGGCTGGGATAACCTGTCTAACAGGGGTGATGTGCCTGCGTGGCCTGTGATTCGTGTCGAGGGCCCGTTGGAGTCGTGGTCTGTGCAGATTGATGGTTTGCGTGTGTCTTCTGATTATCCTGTCGAGGAGTATGATTGGATTACTATTGATACGGATCCTCGTAAGCAGTCTGCATTGTTGAACGGGTTTGAGGATGTGATGGATCGTTTGACAGAGTGGGAGTTTGCTCCTATCCCGCCGGGCGGTTCGAAGAGTGTGAATATTGAGATGGTTGGTTTGGGTGCCATTGTTGTGTCGGTGCAGTACAGGTTTTTGAGGGCTTGGTGAGCGGTTGTGGCTGGTCTTGTTCCGCAGATAACATTGTTTACACCGGATTATCGCCGTGTGGCGCCTATCAATTTTTTTGAGTCGTTGAAGTTGTCGTTGAAGTGGAATGGTTTGTCTACTTTGGAGTTGGTGGTGTCGGGTGATCATTCCAGACTGGATATGTTGACGAAGCCTGGGGCGCGGCTGGTTGTTGATTATGGTGGTGGCCAGATTTTTTCGGGGCCTGTGCGTAAGGTGCATGGTGTGGGTCCTTGGTGTTCTTCCCATGTGACTGTGACGTGTGAGGATGATATTCGGCTGTTGTGGCGTATGTTGATGTGGCCTGTGAATTATCGTCCCGGTTTGGTGGGTTCGGAGTGGCGTGCTGACAGGGATTATGCCCACTATTCGGGTGCGGCGGAGTCGGTTGCTAAGCGGGTGTTGGGTGATAATGCGTGGCGGTTTCCGCCTGGTTTGTTTATGATGGATGATGAGAGTCGTGGCCGCTATATTAAGGATTTTCAGGCCCGGTTTCACGTGTACGCCGATAAACTGTTGCCGGTGTTGTCGTGGGCTCGGATGACTGTCACGGTGAACCAGTTTGAGAATGCGAAGTTTGATCAGCGGGGTTTGCTGTTTGATTGTGTGCCTGCGGTGACTCGTAAGCATGTGTTGACTGCCGAGTCTGGTTCGATTGTGTCGTGGGAGTATGTGCGTGACGCCCCTAAGGCTACTTCGGTGGTGGTTGGTGGCCGCGGCGAGGGTAAGGATCGGCTGTTTTGTGAGGATGTTGATAGCCTGTCTGAGGGGGAGTGGTTTGATCGTGTTGAGGTGTTTAAGGATGCCCGTAACACGGATTCGGAGCGGGTGTCTCTTTACGATGAGGCTGAGCAGGTGTTGTCCGAGTTGGGGGCCACGTCGGGGTTTAAGATTGAGTTGGCTGAGTCGGATGTGTTGCGTTTTGGGCCAGGCAATCTGATGCCGGGTGATCTTATCTATGTGGATGTGGGTTCTGGCCCTATTGCTGAGATTGTTCGGCAGATTGATGTGGAGTGCGATTCGCCGGGTGACGGGTGGACGAAGGTGACACCTGTTGTGGGGGATTATGAGGATAATCCGTCTGCTTTGTTGGCTCGCCGTGTGGCTGGTTTGGCTGCGGGTGTGCGGGATTTGCAAAAATTTTAGTAAGTGATTGGGGTTTGTTGTGGGTATTGTGTGCAAGGGTTTTGATGGTGTGTTGACCGAGTTTGATTGGGCTCAAATGTCTGGTCTGATGGGTAATATGCCGTCCGTGAAAGGGCCGGATGATTTTCGTGTCGGCACGACGGTTCAGGGTGCCACAGTGTTGTGTGAGGTTTTGCCGGGGCAGGCTTGGGCTCACGGGGTGATGTGTACGTCGAATAGTGTTGAGACGGTGACGGGGCAGCTGCCTGGTCCTGGTGAGACTCGCTACGACTATGTTGTTCTGTCTCGGGATTGGCAGGAGAATACGGCCAAGTTGGAGATTGTTCCTGGGGGGCGTGCGGAGCGTGCTAGGGATGTGTTGCGTGCAGAGCCTGGCGTGTACCATCAGCAGTTGTTGGCTACTTTGGTGGTGTCGTCTAACGGGTTGCAGCAGCAGCTGGATAGGCGTGCTATAGCGGCGAGGGTGGCGTTTGGGGAGTCTGCTGCGTGTGATCCTACCCCTGTGGAGGGTGACCGGGTGATGGTTCCTTCGGGGGCTGTGTGGGCTAATCATGCTAACGAGTGGATGTTGTTGTCTCCCAGGATTGAGACGGGTTCGAAGTCGATCATGTTTGGCGGATCTGCTGTGTATGCTTACACGATTCCGTTTGATCGCCAGTTTACGTCTCCGCCGGTTGTGGTGGCGTCTATGGGCACGGCGGCTGGGGGTACGCAGCAGATTGATGTGAAAGCCTACAATATTACTAGCAAGGATTTTGGTTTAGCGTTTATCACGAATGACGGGTCTAAACCTTCTGGTGTGCCTGCGGTTGCGAATTGGATTGCTGTCGGCGTGTGATTGTACAGGTGTTGTGGCGTATGTTGTAATGTTGGGGGGGGCTGTGGTGTCGTGGTTTACTCCTGCACTGGTGGCCTCTATTTGTACCGCGTTGGCCACGGTTTTGGGTTCGGTTCAGGCGGTCACATCCCGGTCTCGGAGGCGTTTGCGCCGGCTGTCGGCGCAGGTGGATGCGATGGAAGAATATACGTGGGGTGTGCGGCGTGAGGTGCGAAGGTTTAACGCCGGGCTTCCTGATGGGGTTGATCCGCTTGTGTTGCCTGATCCGCCCGGTTTTTTGCAGGATGCGTTGGGGGGTGAGTGATGAGGGAGTTGGAGGAAGAGAAGCGGCAGCGCCGCAATTTTGAGAAGGCTTCCCTGATACTGTTGTTCCTGTCGCTTGTACTATTGGTGGCGATGGCTGGGGGTGCTTTACGTTTCGGGGCTGTATCCTCTGAGCGGGATTCGGAGCAGGCTAAAGCCCAGTCGAATGGTACAGCTGCCAGGGGTTTGGCTAGTCGTGTGAAGCGGGTGTGTGCTTCGGGCGGCCAAGAGTCGGTGCGGCTTCACCGGTCTGGTTTGTGTGTGGATGCTCAGCGTGTTGAGCGTAGCGTGCAGGGTGCGCCGGGTCCCGCCGGTGTGCGCGGCCCGCAAGGCCCTGCAGGGGTTGACGGCCGGGATGGTGTTGATGGTTCAGCTGGGCTGGTTGGCCCTGTTGGTCCGCAGGGTTCTCCCGGTTTGAATGGTGTGAAGGGGCCTGACGGGTTGCCTGGCGCGAATGGATCGGATGGCCATGATGGTGTTCCAGGCCGTGCAGGTGTCGATGGTGTGAACGGTGTTGATGGTCGGGATGGTTCGGCCGGTGAGCGCGGTGATCAGGGGCCATTGGGTCCTGCCGGCCCGCAAGGTGCACAGGGTGAACGCGGCCCCGCCGGTGTGAACGGATCCGATGGTAAAGATGGTAAGGATGGGCGCTCGGTGGTGTCTGTGTACTGTTCTGGGGGCCGCCTTGTTGTGAAATATAGTGACGGTGTGGCTTCCACGATATCGGGTTCGGTGGCCTGCGAGAGTGTGAAACCGTCTCCTGTGGTTACCGTGTCATCCCACAAATAGAAAGAGGGAAGGGTGTTGTTGATGTTGGTTGTGTTGGGGGGTGGCGTGTTGTGAGATACATTCCTGCGGCGCATCACTCGGCTGGTTCTAATAGTCCGGTGAATAGGGTTGTGATTCATGCGACGTGCCCGGATGTGGGTTTTCCGTCCGCGTCCCGTAAAGGGCGGGCGGTGTCCACGGCAAACTATTTCGCGTCCCCATCGTCTGGTGGTTCGGCGCATTATGTTTGCGATATTAGTGAGACGGTGCAGTGCTTGTCGGAGTCTACGATTGGGTGGCATGCCCCGCCTAATCCGCATTCTTTGGGTATAGAGATTTGCGCGGATGGGGGTTCGCAC